CAGATCAATGGAGTCCAAAACATCCACAGTTAATGCCAAAACCAGCTCCCCAGGATCCACAGGCAATAAGAAATGCAAGACCAGACATAGCAGACGATAACAATGCCTTTTTGGTTTATTCTAATGTTGGCGATGGCAAGCTGGGTTCAGTGCTTACTACTTTCGAGGTTACATCCGGCTTAGGTGAGGTTACAATAACGACATGAGCTTTACATACGCTACATTAAAAACAGCCGTACAAGATTATCTCCAGGTATCAGAGTCTACCTTTACAACTCAATTACCAAGGTTTATACAAGAATCAGAAGATCGTATATTTTCCCTGGTTCAATTACCCGATCAAAGAAAAAACGTCCAGGGCAACTTAACTTCGGGAAACAGATTCCTGGCTACACCAACAGATTTTTATGCACCTATGAGCTTGGCTATAATTAGCTCAAGCACTTACGATTATTTAGACTTCAAACACGCTTCATTTATAAAAGAATATTCACCAGGGACCACACAAGGAACACCCAAGTATTATTCTTTGTTTGATGAAACATCTTTTGAAATCTCACCGATTCCTGATTCAAACTATACAATCGAATTACATTACTTAAATAAACCAGGATCTTTAACCAGTGGTAGTGACAGTGGTACAACAACATTATCTTCGGATTATCCAGATGCGTTGTTGTATGGAGCTTTAGTGGAAGGAGCAATCTTTCTCAAAGAACCTCCGGAAGTCGTTGCCCAATTTGAAGGCCGATTCAAGGAGGCGATAGCTCGTATGAAAAATATATCAGAAGGTCGTGGCACACGCGACGAGTATAGATACGATTCAGTCCGCTCTAGCGTGACTTAATGGTACTAGAACATTTAGAAGGTAAATCCGTAGCAATAATTGGCCTGGGTGTGTCACAGGTAGATTTTGCTATAGGTCTTGAAAACTCAAGTACATGGGACGAAATATGGTGCATTAACTCTGCTGGCCTGGTTTATCCAGCCGACAGAATCTTTGCATTAGATCCGGCCAGTCGGTTTTTTGATTCAGACGATGCTGGCAAACAAACAAACGCTATGATAAAACTTATGTCGGAGTCTGATGTTCCCATATACACTTGTGAGGAAGATCCTAGAATTAAAAATCCAGTAAGATACCCTGTAGAGGATGTATGTAACGCAACCAAATGCGCTTACATGAACACAACAGTAGCTTTTGCCATAGCTTATGCTTTATACAATAAAGTCGGCAGAATAGATCTTTTTGGTATAGATTTCTCATATAAAGAAAACATGCACTTTGCAGAAGCGGGTAGAGCTTGTGTTGAGTTTTGGATTAGCAAATGTATGAGCGAAGATATAATTGTTGGCATAAGCGGTAGATCTACAGTTTTAGATTCAAATGTACCAGCAACAGAAAAACTTTATGGTTTCCATAGATTGGACAAACCTCTAGTAGCCGTACCGCACGAAGGTAGATTTTTGATCGGGCCTTTTGATGAAATAAACGAACAACTTGAAAAGGTTGGTCTTAAAATTAATGAGGATGTTGTACCACCAGAACCATACAAGGGGTGACTATGAGCAATAAGGGTGATTTTGTATTAGGTAATATTGAGGTACATTCAACACAAAACAAAGGACACGATCCAGAATTTTGGGCAGCACAGGCCACAAAAAAGATAGTAAGTATTTCGGATGATGCGCCAGAGCATATCAAACAACAAGCGGTAGCTTTTCAAAACCAAGTTTATACTGTAATCTTGTATTCTATGAAGAACGCGATTAAGTCGCAAAACACGACTTATTCGAATATACTAAGAGAACAAGGCCATGAAGACATGGCTAAAATATTGAAGGAGCTATAATGGCAATAACATCTGCAATATGCACAAGTTTCAAACAAGAACTACTTGTAGAAGGGCATAATCTCACGAATGGTGCTGACAGTATCAAACTAGCGCTTTATACGAGCTCTGCAACTTTGGGAGCGGGTACAACTGCGTTTGTAACCACAGGACAAGCTACAGGAACTAACTATAGCTCTGGTGGTAGTGCTTTAACTAATGTAACACCTACAACTTCTGGCACAACTGCCATAGTCGATTTTGCGGATCTTACTTTTGGTACGGCTACTGTAACAGCTAGAGGGTGCTTACTTTACAACTCAACAAACTCTAACAAGGCTATTGCAGCAATAGATTTTGGTGGAGATAAGACCTCAACAGCTGGTGATTTTACGATTGTGTTTCCAGCTGCAACTGCAACTGGAGCCATTATCAGATTGGCTTAGAGTGCAATAGGATATGTTAGAATCTAACTATGCCTCTAACCAAACTAAATTTTAAACCCGGAATCAATAAAGAGGAAACCGACTACTCTAATGAGGGTGGTTGGGTAGATGGCGACAAAGTAAGATTCCGAAAAGGCCGCGTAGAAAAAATAGGCGGATGGGAAAAGTTTTCACCCTCTTCAATCATTGGTTCAGCAAGAGCCTTGCACTCCTGGATTTCTCTAGGAGGATCCAAATATCTAGGTATTGGAACTACTAACAAATACTACATAGAACAGGGTGGCACTTACAACGATGTCACGCCTATACGAAAAAACACGACAAACGCAGCTACCTTTGCAGCCACTAATGGTTCATCTACTGTAACAGTCACAGACGCAAGCCATGGCGCAGTTAGTGGTGATTTTGTAACTTTCTCTAGCGCTGTATCATTAGGCGGAAATGTAACAGCCACAGTATTAAACCAAGAATACCAAATAGATCTGGTTACAGGGACTAACACATACACAATAACCGCTAAAGATACGTCCGGAACAACAGTTACAGCAAATGCAAGCGATTCTGGTAATGGTGGATCTGCAACAGATGCGGCCTACCAAACAAATTCTGGATTAGACTTTTATGTAGAATCCACAGGTTGGGGTGTAGGTACTTGGGGAGCTGGAGCTTGGGGTTCCTCTACTGCTTTATCTGACACCAATCAACTAAGACTGTGGACACACGACAATTTTGGTGAAGATCTTATAATCAATCCAAGAGGTGGAAGTATATTTCGTTGGGTAGAAAACGACGGCTTATCCACAAGAGCAGTCCAATTATCCGCAGTGTCCGGGGCAAATCTTGTTCCGACAGTAGCTTTACAGGTGATTACCTCAGAAACAGACAGGCATTTAATTGTTTTAGGCGCAGATGCAATAAGTGGCAGCTCAAGAACTGGATCTATAGATCCCATGTTGGTAGCTTTTAGTGACCAAGAAAACGCTTTGCAGTTTGAACCACTGACAACGAATACCGCTGGTTCGTTACGTTTATCTTCTGGTTCTACCATTGTGGGCGGATTAAAAGCGAGACAAGAGGTTTTAATTTGGTCAGACACATCCTTATATTCAATGAATTTTATTGGACCACCTTTAACATTTGCCATAAATCTAATCAATGAAGGAGCTGGTTTAATTGGTCCGAAAGCAGCGGTAAACTCACCAAAGGGTGTTTTTTACATGTCGAAAAAAGGTTTTTATTTTTACAATGGAGCCGTGCAAAAACTGCCTTGTTCTGTGCAAGACTATGTTTTTTCAGATCTGAATGAAGGCCAGGCGTTTAAATGTTTTGCTGGTTTAAATGAAGAGTTTAGTGAGGTATGGTTTTTCTATCCTTCCTTAACAGATAACGAAAACGAAATATCAAGATATGCAATTTATAATTATGAAGAAAACTCTTGGAGCATAGGATCTTTAGAGAGATATAGTTGGTTAGCTGCTGGTGTCTTTGATAAGCCAATAGCTGCCGGAGAGGCATCATCTACTAAGTTTATTTATGAGCATGAAAAAGGATTTAATAACGATACTGATTCTATGGATGGTGTCTTTGTAGAATCAGCCGATATAGACATAGCAGATGGCGATAACTATGTATTTCTCAAAAAGGTTTTGCCAGACATATTGTTTGTTAATGACATTGGCACTAGCCAAAATGGAGCTATCAACATAGTCTTGAAACGCAGAGATTTTAGTAATCAAACTTTATCTACGGATTCAACCACACAAGTCACAGCCAGTAGCACCTTTGGATCTCTCAGATCCAGGGGCAGACAGTTTGTTTTGCGGTTTGAATCAGACGACGATAACACGGAAAGTGATAGAAAAAACTATAAGTGGAGATTAGGTAACACAAGAGTTGAAATACAACCATCTGGTAGGAGATAAATGAGCAAACTACTCCAAACCAGGTTACCGCTTGCAGATGGCCAGAGCGTTACTGCGGACACATTTAACAGATTAATTAGGATCCTGGAATTAAATTTAGGATCTGTAGATCCAAATGCGGTTCAGATCTTTAATTCAACAGAGATTAGCGAATTGCAATTTGCTACCGGAGCGATTATATTTAACTCTACAACAGAGGTTCACCAAGCGTTTGATGGCACTGAATTTAGGAACCTGTACGAACATCAAACTTACTTGACTGGATTGTCTGTTACAATGAGTTTAGGAACAGTAACAGTGAGTACACCATGAGCGCGTTAGAAGACAGTTTAAGAGCAGTATATAAATTACCACAAACACAGACAGTACCTATGGGTGGTTTGCGTAGACAAACCGGTGCAATGGTCACTGAACAAGAAATAGGTGAATACATGAGGCCTATGACCGGTGCACAAATGACAGCAGACGAGCTGCGTGCAGCTATGCAGTTACCACGAACAGAAACAGGAGCACTCATTCGTGATGATGAAATGCAACTTATGGGACGACTTCAAGAAAATCCAGCTTTACGAGATTTAAGAAGAGAAACCGGAGCACTTATTAACGAGGAAGAACTAACAGCCGAAGAACAAGAAACATTAGAAAGTTTGTTGCAACAAACTCAGCAAAGAAGCCAAGCACCTTTAGTTGAGCTTACTGATACTTTACAAGCAGCTGGTACAGGTGAAGATACAATTTTAGCTCATTTGACTCCAGGTGAAGTTATCCTAGCTCCGCAATTTTTTGAAGATCCTGAGTTTGAAAAAACAGTAGAAAACAAGTTTAAAGAAAGCGGCCTAGATCC